AAAATTGGTAAGGATGAATCTTATACTGATATAGATTCAGGTCCGTTTATTGCAATTGTAAAAGATAATGTAGATGCAACTTACATGGGAAGATTGAAAGTTGTTATTCCTGCACTTAATAAAGGCAAAGAGGCTTTTGAATCTGAATTAATTACTGTTCAATATCTTCCTCCTTTTTATGGCGCTAAAAGTCCAGATTCAGTTAATGAAACAGATATAGCAAACTTTGTTAGTTCACAACATTCTTATGGTATGTGGATGGTACCACCTGATATAGACACAAAAGTTTTAGTAATTTTTGTTGAAGGAAAAATTTCTGAAGGATATTGGATTGGTTGCGTACAAGAGCCATTTATAAATCACATGACACCAGGTATTGCTAGTTCAACAAATACATTTAGTCCCGTAATAGGAGATACCGATGTCACAGATAAAAATGCATCTTACGGCACAGACAATTTGCCTGCTGGTGAGGTTAACAGAGGACAATTTAAAACTTTGAGAACAGCAGGATTTGATAAATTGGGTAAACCAATTCATCCTTTTGCAGAAACTCTTAAAAACCAAGGCCTTGTTCAAGACGATGTAAGAGGAAACACAACTTCATCTGCAAGAAGAGAAACACCAAGCAATGTTTTTGGTATTAGTACTCCCGGACCGATTGATCAACGTTCAACAAAAATAGATAGTCTCGGACCAAAAGATAAAAGCAAAAAAATTAAAACCACAAGAAAAGCCGGACATACTTTTGTTATGGACGATGGTGATATACAAGGACAAAATCAACTTATTAGATTGAGAACCAGTTCGGGCCATCAATTATTAATGAATGATTCAGCAGGTGTTGTGTATCTAGCCAATAGTGAAGGCACAGTATGGATGGAATTTTCAAACAATGGCATGGTTGATGTTTATGCTCAAACAGGTTACAACCTGCGTTCAGGAGCCGACATAAATTTCCACGCAGAAGGTAACATCAACATGTATGCAAACAAAAATGTTAGAATCAAAGCCAATGAAGATTCTGGAACAAATGAATCAAAAGGTTCTGTAAGTATAGATGGTGCTAATATTAAACAGTTTGCTACTGAAAATATAAGACAACAAGGAAATAATATTTTTACAAAAGCAATTAAAAACATCACAGGTGACGCAGGTGCAAAAAATATTCAACAAGGTATCAACAGAGTTGACTTAATAGGCGGACAAGTGCATTTTAACAACTATCCAACTATTAATAATTTAGTAGACCCAATGAGTAGAACATCTTTTAGTCAACCATACGGTACAGGCACTAAACTTGACAACTATCCAGACGTAACACTTCAACCATTAGGCAATATCTATAAAATTGATAGAGCGTTGCCAAGTTTATCAGGTATGCGTGTACCAACCCATGAACCATTCTGGGGACATCAAGATAACGCTCCTGCTTTTGGTTCAGTTGGCGGTACTAATACGTCAGTAGGCACAGCAGGATGGATTGAAAATCAAAATAGAAATGCAGATCTTATGAGTATAAAGTGGGCTCAATATCGTGAAGACTTAAATGCAGAACTTAATAAAAATCCAAACGGTAGCGTGACAAGTTTGACAAGTGTTTTCAACGCAGGATACAGTAAAAAATATAGTGTAGATAACAATTTTTTAACTGCCAATGTAGACGGTTATCTAAATCTAGGACAAGGAGCCTACGAAACTTACAACAATCTTTCATCAAAAATTACAAATAATTCAAATGACAATTTGACTAGTGTATTGATAAATGAGGCAGGTGTGTTATATACAAAGAATGCAAACCAAATAATAAGAAACACAGTTACTAACAAAGTAACAGGCAACCTTAATAAAACTGTAAACACTGTAAACAAAGTTGGTGTACTTCTTTCTGATCAACAAGTAACAAACACTGTTCAAGGTATTGTTCCTGGTTTAAGAACTACAACCAACACATATAACAATCTTTCTAAGGTGACAGAAACTTACAAAAATGTTGTAGGTGGCAAAGTTACTGCTGTTACCCAAGTAAATTCAGCGGTAAGTACATTCAGTAACAATGTAGTCAAAAAAGTAGGCAGTGTTGCAAAAAGCATAGGTAAAGTATTTGGATTTTAATAATGGCAGAAGCAGATAACAGATATCTAAAAGGGCAATCAACTTTCAAAGGTTTTAGTTCGAGAGCAGAACAAACCAACTATAAATTGTATGATTTTGCTCTTATAAAACAAGATCTTTTAAACAGACTCAGTGTGAGGAAAGGTGAAAGAGTAGAAAATCCTGAATTTGGCACAATCATTTACGATGTGCTGTTTGAACCATTGACAGAAGGCCTCAAACAAGCAATTGCTGATGACATTACTGCCAATTTAAACGCTGATCCTCGCCTACAAGCAGAAGACATAATTGTGCAGGAATTTGAACAAGGAATATCTGTGCAGGCCACAATCAGATTTGTTCCATACAATGTTGTGGAAAAACTAACATTTAGTTTTGACGAAAATAGCACACTCCGTCTATCTTAATATACGCACTTAATATAAACCATAAATATTCATACAAACAGTATGGCCACAACAGATAGACAAAACAGACTTTTAGTTGCTGAAGATTGGCGGAAAATTTATACCGCGTTCCAACAAGCAGATTTCAAATCATACGACTTTGAAACCATTAGAAGAACAATGGTGGCGTACCTCAGAGAAAACTATCCAGATGATTTTAATGATTATATCGAATCGTCAGAGTATGTGGCATTATTAGATTTAATTGCTTACATTTCGCAATCACTTTCTTTCAGAGTAGATTTAAATGCTAGAGAAAACTTTTTAGAAACTGCAGAAAGAAGAAATTCAGTTTTAAGGTTAGCAAGATTAATAAATTACAATGCCAAAAGAAATCAACCTGCCACAGGACTACTAAAATTTACAGCAGTTTCAACCACGGAAAATGTCACTGACAGTACAGGCACAAATTTGTCAAATGTTACTGTCACATGGAACGATGGAACAAATAACAATTACAGAGAACAATTTGTAAATATTTTAAATGCCGCAAACGTAAGCGGACAAATTTTTGGTAAGCCATTAGAGTCAGATACAATTGGTGGAATAAAAACCGAAATATATAATTCAAATTCAAATAACACAGATCTTCCTATTTTTACATTTCGAAGATCAGTAAGTGGTATAGATAGAACATTTGAAATAGTACCAGCCACAATTCAAGATTCAGAAAGCATTTACGAAAGAACTCCAACTCCAGGTGGGTCTTTCAGTTACATTTACAGAACAGATGGTGCAGGAGATACTTCTAATAACACAGGATTTTTTGCGTTGTTCAAACAAGGATCAATAGCAAACAGAGATTTTACAATTAATAATCCCACAACAAATTTTGTACAAAACATAGATGTAAACAATATCAATAATTCAGATGTGTGGTTATATGAGTTAGATGATTTTAATCAACTAGAAAAATTATGGACTAGTGTTCCTACAACAAGTGGAAACAATGCAATTTACAATTCATTAGCAAAAGATCAAAGAGACATCTACAATGTAGTAACAAAAAATAATGACAGTATTGATTTAGTTTTTGGAGATGGTAACTTTTCTACTATACCTGATGGAAGATTTAGAGTTTATTATAGAACAAGCGATAATGCAAAATACTCTGTGCAACCAGGTGACATGAATGCTATTACATTCAGCGTAAACTACACAGACAAAAACGGCGGCAATCAAACTTTGACTGTTACTGCGTCTTTGCAACAGTCAATATACAATGCCGCTGAAACAGAATCAAATGATTCAATTCGAGAAAAGGCATCGCAAGTTTACTATTCACAAAACAGAATGATCACAGCAGAAGATTACAATGTTGTGCCTTTACAAACTTCACAAGAGATTATCAAAGTAAAAGCAGTTAACAGAACTGCTTCTGGTATTTCAAGAGCAAAAGAAATCATCGATCCAACTGGTGCATATTCAAATGTAAGTGTATTTGCAGATGATGGTATTGTGTACAGAGAAGAAAGCAATTTAACATTTAATTTTACTTTTACAAATCAAAATGAAATTTTATCAGTAATAAACAACGACGTTGAATCAAAATTAAAAGAAGCATCTGCAAGACAGTTTTTTTATTTGAAATATGGCACGAAGTCTACAAGCGCCTTAAATGCAAGTTGGATATCAACAACAACAGGAACTAATACCAACACAGGTTATTTTAATGCAGGAGGTCCTTTAGCATTAGGAGATTTTTCAACTAGCAATTTAAAATTTGCTAAAACTGGAGCGTTATTAAAATTTACTTCTCCTGATACTAGAGAATTTTTAAATGGAAAACTAGTAACAGCAGGCACAGACAATGCTGAAGATAGACTTTGGGTAAAAATTTCAGGAGTAGTCGGTGATGGTTCAAATAACGGTGAGGGAAATTTAGAAACAGGAGCGGGACCTGTAACTTTAAACAATATTGTGCCAGCCAATAGTGTATTGAATGCAATTTTTCCTGTCTTTACAAATACTTTTACAACAGCACTGAAAGATGATTTAATTGATAGAATTAATGCATACGAAGAATTTGGATTAAGATTCAATGAGTCAACTGGCGAATGGGTGGTTATCACATCGGCCAATTTAAGTACATCTAATACTTTTAGTCTCACTAACACTGGAAGCACGTCTGGCACAAACTTAGATGCAAGTTACTTTTTTAAATTTACAAATGATGGAAACACGTACACAGTAACTTACAGATCTTTAAAATATATTTTTGAATCCGAAGCACAAAATAAATTTCAATTTGATAAAACTGAAAAAATATACGATTACACAACCGGACGTTCAGTCAAAGACAGCGTATCTGTTTTAAAAAACAATACAATTTTAAGCACAGGATTAGGTATTGGATACAATATTCCATGGCAAATTGTGGACACCATAGAAGAATCAGATGGATACCAAGACAACAGAAAAGTTGAAGTTGGATTTTTTGATTCAGACGATGACGGTGTTGTAGATAATCCAGAAATTTTTGATATAATAGTTGAACCAGATACTAGTCCAGCAACTAAATTTGTGTTTTTTGAAAAATATAAATCTTACAACAACATAGAACGTTTTAGACCATACGCCGCAACAAACTTTATTGTTGCTGAAAATGAAAGTAGTATTACTTTACCAGGCACTTATGCAAACAATCAATTGTTTTATTTTTACAGCGAAGATGAAAATGTAATTAAAAAATACGATTCTTCTACTGTTACTTTAACTACAACAACTGATTACATTGCAAGAAGAGGCAGAAGCAGTATAAACTTTCAATACAAACACAATGCTGGACAAGACACCAGAATTGATCCAAGTGTATCCAATATTATTGATTTATATCTATTGGAATCAACGTATGATGATAGGTTTAGAGTCTGGTTGAAAGAAGGTGGTACAAAACCAAACGCATCAACATCAGACCAATTAAGAATATCTTATTCTGCATCATTGAATCCAATTAAGGGATTGTCTGATCAAATTGTATATCATCCTGTAAAATACAAAATACTTTTTGGTTCAAAAGCAGATCAAGAATTCCAATCAACATTTAAAGTTGTTAAAAATCCTGCAACAAATGTAACAAATGCAGTAATTAAAACAAAAGTAATTCAAGCAATAAATGAATTTTTTGCTTTAGATAATTTTGATTTTGGCGATACATTTTACTTTACAGAACTAGCGGCATATATTCATAAAGAATTAGCACCTGATCTGTTAACAGTTGTTATTGTTCCAAATCAAAGCGGACAAGTTTTTGGATCATTGTTCCAAATCAGTGGAGCAGATGACGAAATTTTTATCAGTGGGGCCACCGTTGATGATGTTTCCATAATTGATGCTCTAGGAGCCAACCAGTTAGCGGCTTCTGGCACAGTTGTGACAACAACTACAACCACAACATCCAGCACAAGATCAACATCAGCAGTATCTTCGGTGACCTCTAGCACAGCAGGATCAGGATATAGTTCCGGTTCCAGCACAGGCAGTAGCGGGTCAGG